CATCAATAGTAAAAGTCGCACCGCTATTGCTGACAGTTATATCACCTTTATCACCATCATCTATTCCACCACCTGATACTTTTGCTACCGATCCATCATCCTTTTTAAAGAATAATTCACCTGTATCGGTTCTAACGGCTGGTTCACCTAAAACAAGATCACTAGCACCTGGATCGCTACCCGAAGCTCTTTTAAATCGAATTTGATTAGCCATTAGCTTTTACCTCCTATGGCTTAATAAGATCCACCATCTATGTTAAAACTAGATGCACTTTCATCTTCTAAAAATGTAACTAGATCAGATAATGCGACCTGTTTCATTGTTCCTGCATCGTTACAAACGAACCTATCTGCTGCTGCTAAAGTTGTTGATGTAGCTGAAGTTCCACCATCCATTAAATTCAATTCCGCAGTGGTCGAGGTGATGCCATCCAACACGTTCAACTCACTTACGGTAGATGTCAAACTTGTTAATTTAGTAACAGGTAAAGTTCCTGTTATAGAACTGGCAGCTAGATCAATAGCAATTTCAGTCGATTCAATAACAAGTCCACCATTAGCTTTCAAATCAACAGATAGAGTATTTCCAGACTTATCTAAACCGTCACCTGCTGTTACCTGACCTGCACCTGAGAACTGGGCAAAAGTAAGGTTATTCGTACCAACTACTGCTGATCCTTTGTTGCTAGTGCAAACGAACCCATTATCAGCGTTAACAGAACCTTGTTCTACGAAGGTGAACATTCCTGCTGCATCTGCACCAGCAGCTAAATCACTTGCTCTAGCTGGTGACGATCCAACAATGTAAATACCATTTTGACTAGCTGTTGACTGATCTTTTACAAGAACTCTATCGTTATCTGCAAGAGTGACACCATCTATAGAATCTCCACTATTAAGGGCAGTTGAAATTGTAATATTACCTGTTGTCGCTACTTTCACTGAATCTTTTACGTCAAGTCCTTGTGATGTGGCCTCAACAAAACCCTTTGTCGCTGCATCTTGTGTATTAACAGGATCAGATAAATTAGTAATTGTCTGACTGTTTAATGAAACTGAAGCTGTTGGTGCAGCCATCTGATCTAATCTATTTGCTCTAACACCTGTATCGAAGTCTGAAATTTTTGTATGGGCTAACGAAGGTACATCAGCAGCTACCATTGCTCTGAATGTTGCAGCACCATTACTACCATTTGGTGCAGCTAAAAATGTATTTTGTGTTCTACTCGTAAATAAATCAGCAAAACTACCTGAGCCACCAATGGGTTCAATGGTCGTAGCAGAACCTCCAGAACCCCCTGTGCCCACTCCCACAAATAGTTTTTTACTGCCTTCGGCAAACGCTAATTCAGCATTTTCTAAACTACCTGGTGCTGAAGATCCTGTGGATCGTTTAATTCTGATTGTGTTAGCCATTTTTAGAAGTTTCCTCCGTCAACGAGTGTAAGTTTAGTGGTTGTAGCATCTGCTTTAAAGGTAGCAGCACTACTGTCAAAGTAAATAACTGAGCCATCAACTTTGGCTGATTCATCAAAACTAAAACCAAGTGCTCCTTGTGGACCTTGAGTTGTAATTTCAACAGTAGTTACATCAGATACTTGACTAACTACAACTTGGTTAGGATTGCTCATGCTGTATAACCTTCACTTATAAATAGTTTACCTTCTAAATAATAATTTTTGTTACCTGATGGATCTGTTAATAAAACATCATAAAATAAAATACTTGGAGTGAAGTTTGTTGTATCAGTATCACTAAGCGAAATATCAACTATTCCATTAGTTCTATCAGTATAAGCAACAGTCCAATCAGCAAACTTTGTACTTCTATCTTCGTTATATACTTGTGCTGCTACTGTAAATCCATTTAAGTTTATAGCCGATCCAGTTGAATCTTTAAATGTAAGACGTATAGGAAAATCTGCCCTTCTATCAACAGTAAAGTTCTTTTTTCCTGGAATTATTGCCATTAGCTGTAAGGAGAATCACCAAGAATATCAGTTTTCCATTGTGCCTTAAGTGCATCTGCATCTGAAGCAGAAGCTATACCAGAATCAGCAGGAGCATCTCTTAATGCTTGTTTTTTAGCAACAATATCTGTTGTTGAAGCACCAGTTTCTAATGCTTTTTGAAATTCAATATCAAGTTCTGCAAGTTTAGGAGTTCTTGCATTTCTTATATTTGTTTTGTGAATTTCTCTGGCTTTTGCCATATCTACGCCAAATCCCATGTTTTACTCCGTATAAGTCCAAGCATCTCTGAAACTCCTATCTGTAGGAATTGCAGACTTATCAACAGTATAAACTGTCTTGCCACTTGGGCAATCTTTATCTTTTATTTGATCTAATGTTAAATCTGTATTATCTGATGGACATACAATAGAAATACCACCATCATCCCTAGTATAAATAAATCTTTTGTCGGAATTAGCCATAAGTTTTTTCTTTCAGTATAACCTAAGTGTTATTAATCGCCAAAACAAGCAACATGAACTTCATTTACATCAACATGAGAATTGCCGCTATTAAAAACTTCTATTTGAAAACTACCTGTGCCTTTTGTAACTTGACCCGAATCTCTTAAAAAAACAGTGCCCAAAACAACACCACTTGTATGGACATTTCCACTTATAACTGCATAACCAGTATTTGCAACAGCTCCACTATCAAGATTAACTGTATAATTACCTGTACTATTGTCAGTAACAGAACTTACATTTAAATCATCTCTTATACTGTTTGTCGATCCATTATAATTTAGCCAAACTTTTGCTCTTCCCTGTTGAATTTGTTCTGCTGTAGAACTAGAACCACCGCTTGTGTTTTGTATTGTATTTACTTTAAGTGTTGACATCAGTTTGTACCTATAATAATTGCACCCATGTAGTTGTCATCTGCTGCACCTCCTGTAGCACTACGACATCTACACTGAACTGTTCCTGTAGCAAAATCACTAAATCTTGTAACCCTTTCTGGATTATTACCCCCTAGAGTTCCTGGATGACCACCTGCTCCAACGCAAGTATAATCATCATTAGACATTGAACCATCAAAATTTAATTGATAATGACCTGTTCCATTATCAGTTACGCTTGATATTCCAAAAGATTCTCTTATGGTGCTAGTGCTAGTTCCGTCAAAATTTATATATTTCTTTATAAGTCTGCCTTTTTCAGTTCCACTACTGTTTTGAAAAACGGGCGGAGATGAATTAGAGCTTTTAATTGTGCCGACTTGTAATGTACTCATGGTTTCGGATTTGCGTCTTTAACTGTTTTGATGTGGGTCGCCCACGTTCCAGTTGTATCCAGTTTACCTGCAACAATATCTTTGTACAACATATCTAACTGATCTCCTATAGAGGCATAAGTTGTTGAACCATCTTTTGTTCTATCTGTTTGATATTTTATTGCAGCAGCTTCAGCATTTAATGTTGTTCTTGCAGCGTCTATTTTGCTCTGTTCTAAAATAACAGGATTTCCGTTTTGATCAAAAGCTCCTATTTTATCGTTGATAGTTGTAACACTTGAATATGCCCTTCGAATTGCATTATGATCTAAAACCATTATGCTGATACCTCCATAAGTGTTAATGTTGAGACAGCCGATGGATCGTTAATCCTATCACCATCATGTGAGTTTCTATTAAGAAATCCTGTATGTCCACTGTTCGTAATAATCATTTTCAGTTTTACTGTAAAATTACCAGTTGCTCCTGGAGAGTGAAGACAATGAAAAGTTTCTCTTGCTAGATGGAATTGATCATCATTGCCTGTTTGACCATTATAATGCGTTCCCCAATGGTATCTACCTCGACTACCCCTTGCTGGTGGTTGTTGAAGAATATTACCACTGCCGTCTGCTAAATACAAGTAAGTTACGTTTGAAGTACTACACCAAGCAGCAGAGCAATTAATTAATAATTTATTAGATGAACTTTGCATATTTATAGTTGCTGACAACCCAGTATCTGCACCGCTTGTTGAGGTAGTACTAAACGCAGAATCAAAAGCGGCATAAACAGTTTGAATTACGCCACCATTTGCACCACTTGGCAGACCACCTCTTGGTACTATACTGTCAACTTTTAATTGGCTCATAAATTTATTATATACATACTTATACTACTGTCCATGTTTCTCCAGAACCAACTGTAACGGTCACTCCGCTTTGAATTGTAATAGGGCCAAAACTTCCAGCATTTTTACCATTTGTGATCGTATAATTTTGAGTTATAGTTTGATCGTTTTCCCAAAAAATTTCGTCAGATCCACCTCCTACTGCTCCACCTCCAGCAGCAGCCCAACTTAAAACACCACTGGCATTTGAAACTAAAGCATATCCACTTACTGCTGCATCTTCAGAAGGTAATGTCCAAGTCAAGCTAGATGAAATAGTAGTTGGTGCTTGAAATCCTACAAAATGACTACTATCAGCATCAGCGAATCTAAGATCATTCTGTGCTTGTAATGTTAATCCATTAGCATCAAATATCATTTGTTCTGTACCACTGGAAGAAAATCCCATCACGTTTGCAGATTTTCTAAACAGTCCTAAATCTGTATCTGTATCAAAAGAAAGAGCAGGAGAAGAAGCACTTGAGGAATCATCAATCAAAAGCTGACCTGTCATTGTACCACCAGCTTTAGGTAGTAAACCTAAATTATCTTGATCTATATTTCCTATTTCAGTAAAACCACTATTACTTGAATTTCTTATTTTTAATATTTTTGAAGTGGTATTAAGAAATCGCATACCAGCTACACATTGACTTGCAGCTAAATCACTTGACTTAGAATTACTTGATTGAATCGCAGCAAAAACATTGTTGAGGTCAGTCCTTACATTTGCTCCAGATGCGTTTTCTATTGTATAATTTGTTACATCGGCCATAGTTAATAACTATTTTCCTCCATTTTAACCTCCTTTGCCGAAACCAACAGCACTATAGGTAAAGTTCCTATCAATACTAGCATTACTTGAGTTTTTAAAATGAACTGTAAAACCAGTTCCAGATATACTTGAAAGCTCAAAAAAATCACCTGTAGCCATATTCTGAGGAGAAATATTAACAGAGGGTAAAAAATTATTTAGATTGCCCAAAGCAGAAGTTCCAACAAAAAAGGGTGCTGTGAAGGATACCGCTTTAGCTCCTGCTCCAGACGCTATAACAGATGACTGCTCAGTTCTGGAAGGCATAGTAGCAGTGTATCCTGCTTGTTGAAGGTTCATGTTTTGTGCTGTATCTACTGTGCTTAAAGTAATTCTAAATTGAAAACCTCTACCTTTGAATGTTCCATTCGCAAAGTCATTAAATGACGAATATGTAGGAGAGCCAGAAGGATTATCAGTCGTGGTACGTACAGCCATTTTTGCGTTTACATCTTGAGCTATCGAACCATCAAAATCTGTCCAGGTATCTATATTGTCTGTCCTGTTATCAAACTGATCTCCTGTGTAGAAACCAACTCCTTGAAAGTGTCTTTTTAAAGTAAGAGAAAATGTACCGCCAAGATCAAGAGTTTCTACAAAATCATAAGTACCATTAGCATTTACTGTTGGATCTATAAGCTTCAATCCTCCAAGAGTTGAATCAAATACTACATTAGACTTTGTACCGTTATATGGCGTTCCATCCGTATCTTCCCTATCAGTTTTAACAATAATTGAATCTAAAATATCAACAACAGACAAAGATACACTAGCTGCGTTGGCACTAAATCTACCGCCATCATCTTGAAATTTAAGTAGATAAGTTCCTGGAAGTGCAGCACAGATTACATCTGTTGAATTTCCTGCAACAGCCTCTACAACATCTTGAGCAGATTGGAATGTAGCTGCACCGCCAGTTTGATTTGTATGTCTTACATAAACACGACCACCATGAAGAACATCAATAGCAGTTGCCTGAGTAAATTTTAATCTTATAAATTGTTCATTTATAGGTTCAATAGTAAGTCCAGAAACATCTTCTGGTAAAGCCGTTTTTCCTTTTGCTACAAATGTTGTAGTAGCAGGATTAACAGATAAAGTTAGAGAAAGGTTATATGAAAAAACTTCAATAGTATATGTTCCCTTCTTGGTATCCAATAGTTCAAAATCACTGCTAAATACGACTTGAGATACGTAATTATTATCTTCGTATTTATAATTAACTAAGTATTGAGTGCTACCATCTACAGGTTGCCAATCAATAATTAGTTTACTTCTAGCAATATTGTTTATAACAACTGTTTTTTCTACAACTGTTAAATTGGTTGGTGTTGCAGCAGGAGCATTTAAAAGTGATATTGTTCTTGTTGGTAAAGCTACTCCGTTTTCAATAAAATTATATTTACCCTCGACATAAGTAAGTGCTGTTATCACGTAATTAATATCATCCTGTTCTTCAACTTGTATGACTCTAAATAATTGTGTCTGAAGAGTTGTACTTGATATGACGTAAGGTGCATTATCATTTGGTGCGGAGGAAAAAGCAGAACTTACTGTTAAAACTGCTCCTGTAATATCAGATATACTTTTAGATTCAATAGTTCCATCAGATAAAACAATACTAATTGTAGGGTTATCATTAAGTGCTGGTAAACTTGTCTCCGACTCTGCATCTATAGTTATCGCAGTTGTTGTTGCAGATACAACACGACCACCTCTTCTAGCTCCTGCTCGCACTGGATC